TCGAAAAGCTCCAAATTAAGACTTGACAAACAGCAAACAGCAGTGCGATCTTCAGACGTCGGAAGATGGATTTCGTTGCATAAATTAGAACCATGAATTTTTAATCCTTTATCCTTTAATGGTTGAGGTAAATCACGGTTAGCAGTATCAATAAAATTAATGTAAGGTTCACCAGTACGGAATCTTACTTCTATAATACGTTGCCACAACTTACGGGCGTTTACAGTTTCTTTTATAGTATTATCTTTAGGATCTAATAGGTTCCATGGATTGTTAGATTTTACAGCTTCCATAAAGTCATCACTAATGTTAATGGCATTATGTAAGTTTAAAGCTTTTCTTTGAACATCTCCTGTTGGTATTCTCATGTTTAAAAATTCTACAATATCAGGATGTGATATATCCATATATGCAGCATACGAACCTTTACGTGTTTTCCCTTGTCTATATGCAATCATATCAGCATCAACAGTATGTAGAAATGGCATAGGACCTGGAGCTATTTCTGAAACAGTTCTAACATCTGACCAATGACCACCAACACCTCCGCCAAATACTGATAACCATCTAAGCTCAGAGCTATGAGATATTAATCCTTCGAGTGTATCTGGAACGTAAGTCAAGAAACACGAAATAGGCAATCCTTTTCCTTTAGAATCACCTGATGGAGCATTTGATAAGACAGGACTAGCAAACATGAACCATTTTTTAGAGACAGCGTCATACAGTCTTTGTGCCATAGCCTGATCAGTAACACCTTTGTATGTTGACCATGCAGTAGCGGCACGAGCATATGCCTCTTGTGGAGATGATTCTCCAGGACGCATATAGAAGTCCTTTAGCATACCGACAGCGTAATCTGTCAGTAAGGCGTCCTTGTTCTTATCGATTTTAACCATGTGTCAAAGCTCCTTACCGCAATGGTGACGAACCACAACGCTGTTGATTAATTTATTTTATAGTACTATTATATATCAGTTTTAGCGAAAAGTAAAGGACTTTATGCCGAATTTAGAAATTATTTTTTATTTCGGGCATTAGCCTTTTCGACTGCTCTTGAACCGAACCAAAATGATATGATTGCTGCGAAAATAGCTTTCGTTTCATCATCCCAAAGGAGTTGGATAGCCTGCTGAAAATCTGTACCTTTTTCAATAGCATTCATTAATAGAGAAATTTCTATTGTTGCGAATAAACCAAAGAAGGCGTAGGTTATAACAGGTCGTACTGATTTTTGAAGTCCAGACATGAAGCCTGTACCTTTTGATATTGCGATATCATGTTCCATGAGTCGCTGGTGTTCTTTATCAGCTCCCATAGTATCATACATTTGTAAGTCAAATTCCTGTCCTTCTTTACGGAATTGACCCATTAGTGTCATCTTATCTAATTCGTGTTTACGATCGCCTTTTGCTTTAAAGACGTCAATTACTGATGGTATTGCTGATCCTGCAAAACCTAACAGTGAACCTAGTAGTGCTATCATTTCTTTAAATACTCCCTAAATCTCTTTAACATTAGAGGTTGTTTGTTTGCCTTCCGGCGTTTATCTGTAACCTGTGTCATTTGAAGACCAGGGATGTTTGGTATAGATGATGTCGATGTTGCAGGAGCTTCTTCTGATGCATCTTTAAAATCTTTATCAGTTGGCGCACCTTTAGATCCAGGCTTTCTCATTTTCTCGCCAGAACCTTTTTTAATACGTGCACGTTTCTTATGAATGTTGTCCCAAAGACCATTTTCGTTTTTCATATTCTTAGTCTCCCCTGGTGTCATTGATTTTGCATGCTTAGTATATTCATCTGTTCCTACCAATTGCGACTCATTAGCTTTCTTTTTGCTTTTGTCATCAGCGGCTGCTTTCATTCTACCATATTTACTTGTTCCCTTTTTACCAGAAACTGGAATCCTAAGATTCTTTTGCTTCTTGTCAGTAGAGAACTTAATTTCTTTAAATCTGATCATGAGGTTATCTCGCTAACTGTAACGTATAATGGTTGCATAGTTTTCTGATGCTTTACTTCATATATGTTTAGACCTAACATATCGCCTATAGGATGACAATTTTCTTCTACAACTATCTTATCTTTTGCGTTTACGATTGGCTCACCGGTTGAATTTAAAACTCTATCTTCTTTAATTCTATAAACACCTGGAGTCAATTGACCGTTCTTTAATAAGAACCATGTACTTTGTTCTGCTAAGAAGTCTAATGGTTCGTATCCACATTTTTCCATTATCTTTAAGCAGCTGTCTTCTGTTAATTCTAATTGTTCTTTAACTAAATATAATGCTGCTGCATATGATCCAAGTTTAGTTGAACCTCCTGGAACCTTTGCAAGCAATCTTTTAATACTAAAAACTAATCTTACGAAATACGTATAGGCCGATTTCTTTGTAGTTGAATCGATCTTTACATCTTTTTGTCTGACACCGTCTTTATCAACAATGCCTAATTCAAATGCTTCAGTTTTGTCAAAAGGAGTTATCAACAACTTCAAAAATCTGAAGGTGTAAACTAAATCACCTGCTCTTGATAAAATTCCCATTTAAATCTCTCTTAAAACGTTTATGACATAGTGATCCATGTCTATTCCTGTTAAGTCTTCATTTGTAATATATTTTAAATACACTAAAAATGGTTTCACAACTGGCCAATGTCTTCCTTCAAGCTTTAACGCTAGGATTTTAACTCCCGCCTCAATGCCGAAAACATTAAAGACCACAATAAGGTGATTTAATATCAAACGTTCAGACAAATCTTTTGTTTCCAAATATCGATTCACCAAACGTTTGATATATTTAAATCGCTTAAGATCTTCTTCAAACTCCTCTTGGTTTACACCACGAGGATTATAATAATTTTTAGCAGCGTAAATATAAACATTACTGTCACTTAATTCTTCAAACATTAATCACCCTTTAAAATATAAGATACCAGTCTTATATATTAATACGCGATACCCTCAATTTCTTCTTTAAGTTCTTCAATTTCTTGAACCAAATCACTTTTAGATTTTCTGCGATCAAGCTCAACGCCCATGGTTCTTCCCATAGCTTCAAGCTCGACTTTGGTCATATCCCCTAAAGATTTTTCACTAACACCAGCTTCAGTAAGCATTTCTGGAGCAGAAGCTACAACAACGGCATCACCGTTATATGCAGACATTTCTTCGTTAGTAAATCTTTGAGATTTTAAAAGCTCTCCTGTTGGAGACTCCCAACCGCGAGCAGTTGGGATTGCATTTTTAGCCCATCCTGGGGGTGATATAGTCATATTGTATTCTCCTTAATTTTCAGTGTTTATTTATTGATACTACCTGAACCTGGTGCATCAACAGTTTTCATTTTATTGTCACCAGAAGCTGCTTGGTTATTCTTTGGTGATACTTTACCTGAACCAGCAATTATCTTAGCTGCTTCATCTGCAACCTTTTGAGCATCTCCTGCAACAACCGGTTTATGATCTGCAACCATTTTGTCTGCTGAACCTGAGTTCTTGTCAAACATTCCTTCTGGTTTGGTTGCGCCTTTAGTATGTTGCGCATCTTCCCACATTCTCATCATTGCTTGACGCATGCCATTTTGAACACCAGCATATGTTTTTTCAATAGTAACTTCTTCTTGTGCTACATTATAACCTTCAGCTTTATATGTATGTCCACCTTGTGAACCATAGTCTTTATCATGCTGTCCTGACTTATGATACATTAAGTTACTCAAATCTTTATCATCTGGATGATGTTGCTTTAAGCATGCATCAATTTGAGCATCGGATCCGATATATATTATATCTCCAGTGGCTCCACCGCCTGGAAATTTAACTTTAGCGCCAGTTTTTGCAACGTCTTTTTTAATATCCTTGTGCTCTTCTTTTTCTATTCCTGCATCTTTAATATACATACTTGCTTTATTAGTTTTATCTAATTTTTCCTTTTTAGCTTCTAACATATCCTTTAGTCCCTTTTCTGTTTCAAGATCTTCGTTCTGTTTTCTAAGTACAGCTGCAACCTTTTTATCAGATGATAAACCCTTTTTAATCTTTTCGATAGCTTTAGATGCGCCAGTCATATTACCACCTTTGTAACGTGGGTCAGATGCAATTCCGATAGCCATTTTGATTTCTTTTTCAGAATAACCTTCTTCAACTTCATCATCATCTTCATCTTCGTCATCATCTTCATCTTCGTCATCATGGTTATCAGCTTTAAGCTTCTTCTTTTTTGGTCCTGGTGTTCTTTTAAGAATAGGAGCATTGATTGCTTCTTTTTTTGACTTAAAGGCTTCAACATCATCCGGATCACAATCGCCTTCATGAACCTGGCCACACTCTTCACATACTTGATCTTTATCTTTTGCTGGACCAGCATCTTCTTCATCTTCTTCGTTAGTAGGAGCCGGCTTCTTTTTAAGTGCTGCTAAACCCGCTTTAGCCTTTTGAATACGTGCTTTGTCTGCAACTTTCTTTGTAGCTTTTTTAAGTTTGTTATCAGCAGCATCAGCTCTACCAGAAGTTGATAATCTATTAGCAACTTTCTTAACTCCTTTAACAATACCTTTACCAATAGCACCTATAATTCCTTCAAGTTGCTCATCAGAAGCTTCTTCAAGAAGTTCATCAAAATCTGCATCAGACATATCAACTAAAGTATCAAAATCTTCTTTGACTTCTTTATCTTTCATGCCTTTTTCTACAGCAGCTTTAGCCTTTAACGCTTTTTTCTTTCCTGCCATAATCTCATCATCTGAATTAGCATCATCATCATCTTCTTCGCCTTCTTCTTCTTTAACGACATATTTTTTACCAGAAACAACGAATGTTTTCTCGCCAGCTTTTTTAGCAGCTTGAAGTGCACCAGTAAATTTATTACCAGCTTTCAATTTCTTTTTATTGGCCATGATTTCTTTTTCATCATCACCTTCTTCGCCTTCATCTTCGTCATCATCTTCAGCAGCAATTTTAGCTCTTGCTTCTCTGATCTTTCGAAGTCTCATAGCGAAAGGGTTTGAACTTTCTTTGACCTTTTTCTTTTTAGAAGCTTTAAGCTCTTTATCAGCTTCCTCTTCATCTTCTTCTTCATCTTCAGCTTCTTCTTTTTTAGCTTTTTCGGCAGCCATTGCTTTACCAACAGCTTTACGTTTCTTATGAAGATACTCATCAGATGAATCTGTATCGCCATCGTTATCAACGTCTTTATCTTTACGATCTTTAAACTTTTTCTTAGCAGCTTTAGGATCTACTTTATCTAGTCCTTCACCATCATCAGATTTATCGTTTGAAGCATCTTCTTTTTTAGAAGCTTCATGAACATCTGCAAAAGGGTTATAGCCAGACCACTCAGCACGAGTTGCCTTTTCTGTTTCATTTGTCTTAGCTTCCAATACACTTAGGTACGCAAGCCCCATTTTTTTAATTTCATCGGTTTTCATTTTGGTTCCTCTTAATTCATCCAGATTTGACTTGCAATACCTGTGACAGCTGTCACGATGCATATCCAAAACAGTTTGTGGATGAAATCTACTGTTTTGGCATTGGAATCTACTTTCTTTTCAATATCATCTAACTTTGCAGAAAAACGATTCATTCTTTCTTTTTGGTCGCCATGATCAGATTGGAGAACGTTTATTTTCTCTTCTGCTCGAGCTAGTGATACCATCGCTTCAGCGAGTCTATCAATCTTTTCTTCTATTCGATCTAACCGCAAATTTGATGGTGATGTAGGCACGATAATTATCCTTTAGTTGACTTTGTTACTATTTATAACTGGTGAATCTACCTTCATTACGTCGGTAATCCATTTACGATACTTAGTACCTTCACAATCTACAATAACATAATTTGAACCAAGCTGTTCTATTATACCAACTTGATCATTTTTAATGATAACAACCTGTTCACCAACATCAAAAAGATCGCCTTTTACAAAAGCCTCTCTTTCATCAGAAAGTTTACCCAGGTCAATATGGTTTTTAAATGTAGTCTCTTCTTTAAGACCCATTCCTTTTCGGACTGCATTATACAACTTCTTTGCATCAGGATTCTTAACCTTGTTAGGAATACCTTGCATAAACGAAGCAAAATCATTATCAGCAGCTGCTTTTCTCATTTTAGAAGCAGACATACCTTCAGCACCATCAGCATCAGGATCTCTGTCACCTGCTGAAATTACTTTAATGCTTTTAAAGTTATAGAAGATCTTACCTTCTTTGCCATTGTATTTGTTTAATAGAATATCGAATTCATTAACTCTATCTGAGCCAACGACCATAGTGATATTCTTATAACCTTCCTTATACAACTTTACAGCAATATCAAAAACTGTTTTAATCTTACCTTTATTCAATATTGCTCTTGCATGTTTAGGAAACAACATACGAGAATATTTAATCTTATCATTAAAGCTCAAAGGATTCTTTTTCTTATCATTCGTTTGAGACATGTGTATTTGATAGGGGTTACTACCAGCTTTTTTAGCGAGTGCATCGAGCAGCTTCTCGTGACCTATTGTCGGAGGGTTGAATCTACCAAACGTAAAGAAAACGGTTTCTGAATCCTCTTTCAGAAATTGTTTAAATCTATTAATCATCGTCTATCAGCCCTTCTCTTAGGTGCACGAAGTCGTTTGGCCATTGCGCCTTGACGACCTTTCATCATATTTACTCTGCGTTCAGCAGATTTCTTTTGGGCTAATCCCATTTTAGCAGACGATTTTCCGCCGCTGATCTTCTTCTTTAAATCAGATCTAGCTTGACGATTTGCTCGTTTATTAATTCTTCCGGAATCGGCTCTACGGCGCGACACTTTCTTACGAGCTCTCGCTAGTTTAAAACGTCGCCTCTTCATAGAACGAGATAGAGAACGCCTACCTGCGTTTGATAACTCTTCTTCGAGTTCAAGTGGAGTCAACTCCACGAAATCAGAAAACCTGATCATTTCTTACTCCCCGACTTATCCCATCCTTTTAATATATCAGGCGAAAAGTTGTTATACGAAAATTCCATTCGATCAACAATCTTTACCGCTCCACCACCGAGTGTGTCAATAGCCACATAACCTTCATGGTCAGTGACTTTAAACCCATTTTTAGTTTTTACAAAAGTATCAATATTACTTAGTTTCTGTAGTATATTTATAAGTTTTAACTTTGCTAGAATGATTTCTTTCTGTAAATCGAACATTTTAATTAAGCTTTTTTTGTTCTTAACAGAAAAGAAAGTTAGCAGCTCGTCTCTTCTAGCATCAACTGCTACTTTGCCTTTGTCGCTTTTGCGTTTATCTTTTTCTTTATCCATTTTTTGATTGATGTTAGCAATGAGACCAGCCACGTGCTTAGACGTAGACTTAATGATTTCACCTTTTCGTACAAACGTATTACCATAGGTTTCAATAGTTTGAGCAAGATTGGGATGTGCTTCCAACTGACGTAGAGTACTTCCCGCAATTTGATTAAATAGTTTCCCAGCGTTTGAGAGATATGCATTTACTTCCTCCGTTTCCTTTTCGGTCATAGTAGCTTTTGAAAGATCTTTAAGAATGGCGTCTTGGGACCATACATTTTTAGAGTTCTTTAATTTCTTCATATCAACACCATAGGATGCTTTCATAGTATCGAAAGTTTTTCCTTTATATGTTGTATGCCAACAGATGCCTATTTTGGCTTTCTGAACTGCTTTAGCTGCTGGAGTTCCAGCAGGAACAGCGTAAACAATTGTATTCGGATGGAATGTAATATAAGATTGACCACCCTTTTTTAATTTATCAAGATCTCCTGTTGTAAAAAGTAAATCACCTTGAATTACTCCTTTGATTCCTAACTCAGGAAGATATTGTAGACATAACTTTAATTTAGTTGCAAGATCACCTTTAGTGTCTTCGTCAACTTCAGCAGGTGTTTTGTAGACTTTAGGATTCTTATTAAAGATACCTTTCTTAGCTACAAAAAATACACCATCAGTAGGATCAATTCCACAGAAAACAGCAGGTGCGCCGTCCCATTTTACTGAAACTTTACCGGAGTGTGTACCTTGTAACATATCTCTTAATGATCTAAGGGCATTAATCGCGCTTCTAGTACCATTAACACCACCATAGAGAACCT